AATGACAGTTTTAGGAGAAGCTTTTACTTCTGGAAATATAAATCAAATAGCTACTTCATTTTTTGAAGCCAAAAAGCAGTTGGTAGAACTAAATAAGAATGTAGATCCCTCTCAAGCGAAGGCCTTTACTAAAGAATTTCAGGCTTTAGCAAAAGATTTTGGAGGGGTTGAAGCCTTAGAAGAAAGACTGCAAAGATCTGTAGACGCACAGGAAGAATTTATTGCTAGAGATGCTGTACTGTCAATTCAACAAGTTAAAACAGGACAAATGGTAAATAAGTTCGCAAAAGAAAGAGCAGCCCGGGCGGACGATATTGTAGCAAAACAACTAAGTATTGATAAAATTGATCAACAAATTTTAGACACTGAAGTAGAGATGGCTAAGTTGGGAAGCGAACAACGTGCGGAGAAAGAACGCCTGCTTGACCAACTAGAAGCTCAAAAAGCCGCTGAGGTTGCTATCTTAGGTCTTACAGAAGAGCAAAAGGCAGTTTTAGATGAGATTACAAACTTAAATGAAAAAGCAAGTGACCTTTCTCGTCAGTCGCAGATTCTTGCTTTCAGACAGCAAATAAATAGTGAAATACAAAAACAACTAAGTTTACAAAAACAACTTGTTGATCTAGAAATACAAAATATAGAGAATGCTGCGAAACAAGCGATAGCAGATGCTACTGCGTCCAGCGATCCAAGATCCATCTTCCAAGACGACAATCAGTTCAAGTTAGAAGCAGAGGTAGCACTTCAAGAAGCCCTTTTAGTAAAAAGAAAGGAAGCAAATCAACTTGAATTTGATACAAAAATGCAACAAATCGCCGCAGAAGAAAGAATGGCACAAATTAAAAGAAAGCAAACAGGAGTTGAAATTGCACTGTTAAAGAAGCAGCTTGAGAGAGAAGATAAAGAAGGCAAAACCAATAAAAATGCCAAAATGATTTCCGATCTAGAGGGGATTCTTAGTGAGGTTGCAGACGGTGGAGCATTCGAAAAGAGTATTGCTACTTCAGCAGATTTATCTAGACAAGTTGCTGTAAACATGAAAAATGCTAACGATCAAAAGTTTGAAGATATGGTAGCAAACAGTAAGAGAGCTTTAGCAAATTCTTCAGCAATGGCAGACGTTCTTGATACTGTTGGAGACAGTTTCAGAAGCTCGCTAACTCAGACTTTTGATGCAGTATTTGATAACTTAGCAGATAGCTCAGTAGATTTAAGTCAAAAACTAAAAGATATTGCACGTAGTTTTGTAAAAACTATTCGTAAAGCAATAACAAAGCGATTCATTGTTGACCCAATTATGGATGCTTTGGATAACTTAATTAATCCAAACAAGAAAACTCCAGGCCAACTTGTCAAACAAGCACACCAACAAGGTGCAAAAACAGTAGGCACTGCAATTGTAACAGGTGCAAAAGCTCAACAGAAAGCATTAGAAACTGGAGCAGACACAGTAAAAGAAAAAATAGAAGAAGCTCTTGGCAGGATGATAGAAGTTTGCTGCTGTAAAGATCCTGTCGGACCTGACGGAGATCCTGTAAATGTTACAAACGTAGATCAATTTGAAGATGCGTTTAGCAGAGCTTTAAGTGATCAAGCTTCTGATGACCACTTTAGTGATGCTCTAAAATCCCTAGGCTCTCTCGCTGGATCAAGCGATATGATGGGAGGCGGTGGTGGTGAGGCCACCACTCTCGCAACTATAGCAAGCAGCTTCATGGCCGCCGCAAAAAAACCTGTTGATTTTTTAATGGGCGAAAAAACAGATCATGCTTTTGATAGGAGAACTGGGGAACATAGAGCAAAAATTGTTCCGGGCCATGCTGAGACTGCAATACGCCGTGCTCATGGCGAAGAAGGTATAATTAGCGGAAAAGAAGCCTTTGAAGGGCACTCCAAAGGGGAATTGGATATAGCAGAAAATCAAAGAGCCGGAGGTATTTTTGGAGACGGTGGACCAGTGCATATGCTGCAGAAAAATTTAAAGGCAAACTTCACTGACTTTACCGGAAAATTAAGTAATTTATTTAGTGGAAAAGGAGACTTTTTAACAAACTTAAAAGGTGTCTTTACAAGTGGCGGTGAAATTTTTAGTGGACTATTTAATGACTTGGGAGGTACTTTCGGTAAGTTATTTGACGGACTGCTGGGTGGTTTAGGTGGAATGTTTGATGGCCTAATGGGAATGTTAAGCGGAGGAGGCGGAGGAGACCTCCTTGGTACTATAGCCACCGTGTTTGGTATGGGCTTCGCACAAGGCGGATACACTAGCGCGATGAAAGACTACTCAAAGGGAGGTGTTGCAAAAGGCCCTCGATCTGGATATCCTGCTGTTCTTCATGGAAATGAAGCAGTTGTTCCTTTGCCCGGAGGAAACAAAATACCTGTAGAAATGACAGGGGCTCCTTCAACTGGAACAGTAAACTCTTCTGTAAATATTAATATAAATAATGCAACTGGTGCCGCAGAGGTTTCAACAGAATCAGACGCACAAGAGGCAAAACAATTCTCTCAACAAATTTCAGCCGTTGTTCAAGCAGAAATTCGACGTCAACAAAGAGCGGGAGGCTTCCTAAGCCCTCATAGAGCAAAGTAATGGCACGTAAATTTAGTTTTAACATAGGCAAGCCTATTGCCACTGATAATAACGCTAGTACAAATACTTTGGAAGAGAGAGTATATGCAGAGCTTGCTCTGAGATTTCCAAATAGTGGAGATAGTGCAGATCAGTTAACTACTATGTTAGGTTTATTGTATCCTGGTGGCGCAACTCAAAAAGAAATAGTATTTGATAGAGGATTACAAAAACAATCAAAACAAAGAATTTATGTTCTTCCCTTTGGAGATGGGTATGAACAACGTGCAAAAAATGGAATAAATACAAAAGAGGAAACATACTCCATACAGATAAAAAATAAAAACTGGTATGAGATAGAGTTAATTTCTGCTTTCTTTGATGTCATAACTCCTGCTAGCTTTACAATTACACTTCAACGAGAGGATATAAAAGTCGTATGTGAAGGTTACTCAATAACCTCTAATGAACCAGATGTTCAATCAATTTCTACAACATTAAGACGAGTATATGAGCCATGAGCGAAATAATTGCAAGAGACCTTCAGAAGTCTACTTTAGCTTCAAATGAGGGCATAGTAACACTTTATGAGCTAGAAATGATAGAAGCTGCTGGTAGTACTCCTGCAACAGTGTACTATTTTCATGATGAAAAAACATTTGAAAATTTAACTTTTAATGGAAATACTTATCTCTCTTTTCCAGTGCATATTGAAGGGTTAGAGGTACGAAATGATGGACCGGCTCCACGACCTACAATGCAAATTCCAAATATTGAAAGCGTATTGAAAGATGGTTCAAAGTTAGATCCTTCACCGAGCGATAATACTAGTAATTTTTTAATTGAAGACTTACTAGGAAAAAGAGTAACAAGAAGAAGAACTCTAGAAAAATATGTAGGAATTGGTAGTGCAAGCGCAGAAGCTTCGGGAAACTTAGAGTTTCCTTCAGTTACTTTTGTAATTGATAGAATAGTATCAAAGACAGCATTATCTATAACATTGGAGCTTGCCTCTCCCTTTGATTTAGAAGGTATAAAAGTTCCTTCAAGATTAGTTACAAGTGTTTACTGTCCTTGGGTATACAAAGGATATTCCGCAGAAATAAGAGATAAAAGAAGTGCTTGTCATTGGAAATCAACATCTAGAATAAATTTATCGGATGGAACCGAAGTAAATCCTTTTATATTTTTTACTATAGATAATGAGCCGTTAATTTTACGTCAATTATTAACAACTGGCTCCCCTGTTCATGCTCCTAGTTGGAATTCAAGCGGACCGGCAACCGGAGAACCTCAGCCAAATCCAGATGTACCTGAGTCTGCTGGAAAATACACTGCAGATATGTATGTAAGCTATCAGGGCGAGATATATCAAGCACGACAATTAGTATCGGATAATACTACTCCTCCTGCAGAAGGAAGTGTTGATTGGCAACTAGTAAGAACTTACCAGCCTTGGACAACGGATAGTAATACAACATATTTAATAAATAGTGATGACCCTCGTAAAAATCCTTATGTATACTATCAAGGACAGGTATATATAGCAGTAAGATCCTCAAATTCTCAAGGAGTTCCTCACAAACGGCCCGACATATCTCCCGCATACTGGCAAATTGCAGATGTATGTGGAAAATTAGTAGAAAGCTGTAAAATACGATATCAAGCAATAATGTATAGACCAAGTACAGCCAGAGGCTATAATGGAACAAATAGAATGGTTACTCCTGCTGCAACCGGAAATCCTAGCGATAATAAACAACACGCAATTCCTGCTCAACGTTATAATAATGAAATAGGTCTTCCTTTTGGAGGGTTTCCAGGAGTTCGTAGGTTGAACACTTAGATGATTCAAGATTTTTTACATGAAATAGAGCCTCACTTTTTTAAAGAGTACCCAAGAGAGGCCTGCGGAGTTTTAGCAGTTCAAAAAGGCAAAGCAAAATGGTTTCCTTGTACAAATATTGCAGAAGGAAATGATGACTTTATTATAGACTCAACAGAGTATTTAAAAATAAAAGCTACTTCCGATATTATAGGTATTGTACATAGTCATCCAGACGGAACATCAGATCCTAGCCCTTTTGACATTTCATATTGTAATGCATTAGGAATACCTTATTATATATTTTCTTACCCCGGGCTAGATTTAACTGTCCTTGAGCCAGAAGATAATTTTACAGAATTATATGGGCGAGAGTATGAGTTTGGAGTACAAGACTGTTTCGAGGCTATGCGAGACTATCTAAAAACTCAAAATATAAATATACCAAAAAGAGCTGCTTTTGAAGATTTTTGGTTTGAAAAAGACTTAGACTACTTTACTCCCTCAGTAATAAAAGAATGGGGGCTAGAAGAAGTAGATGTGCAAGATACTCAAAAAAATGATATGCTTACTTTTAAGGTAAATTCTGTTGTAGCAAATCATTGTGGAGTTTACTTAGGGAATGATGTAATGTACCATCATGGACGAAATAGACTTTCATGTAGAGAAAATATGTATCCTTTATGGATAAAATACTTAGATAGAGCGTATAGATATGTTGCGTAATGTATATTTTGAAGGCGAGCTTGGAAGGGACTTTCTACCGCACATGAAAGTTCAATGCGATACTGTGGCTGATATTTTTAGATGTTTGAGCGCAAATTTTGATGGCGTTAAACAGTATTTTATAGAAAAAGAGCAAAAAGATATAGGCTATCAAATAGAAATTGCCGGAAAAAAGATTACAGACGAACGAGAAATGTTGATGGAGATCAACGAAGGAGATGTTGTTATAACCCCTATTCCAGCAGGCTCTGGAGATCTCGGAAAAACAATAGTAGGAATTATAATAACAGTAGTAGGATTTATTCTTGTAAATCCTAAAATAATAGCTTTAGGTATAAATTTAACATTAGCAGGTCTAGAAGGCCTTTTAGCTCCCGACCCTTCAAATGATGATGAACCAGACGAAGAATCGTATTTATTTCAAGGAGCAGAACAAGTAATTACTCAAGGGGAACCTGTGCCTGTATTATATGGAAGACTACGAGTCCCGGGACAGCCTGTAGGTATGGAACTAAAAGGCGGAACAGCAAATTACGGGTTTAATACAGGATCTCAAATTCCGAATCTACAGGGAAGTATCACCGGTCCGGTAAGCGAAGTAGCAGAGTCAGATGGTTCAAATCATGTAGATACTCCCTTCCCTCCTCCTAATAATACAGCTTTAGGACAGAACGTAACAGAAGGAGTAGCACAAGTAACAACAGGCGCGCCAGGGCGACAATCAGGAGGCAAAAGGTAATGGCAGGAAAACATGATAGAGGGCCTCACGCTAATGGCAATAGTAATTTTTCTGCTATTCAAGCATCTAGGAGAGCAGGTGTTGGATATAAACAGCAAGTAGTTGGTATTACTGATATTATTTCAGAAGGACCGATTAAAGGTTTGGTGAATGGCGGAAAAAGTGTTTTTGTAAATAATGATCCTCTACTATCAGATGATGCCACTGCTTATGCTCCAAATGGACAAGTAGCAGTAGGAACTGGCGGTTCGACTACTATAACTGTTGAGGGAGCAGAAGGTAATTCTTTTGATTATGATGCTAGTAGTAATACAGGGAATCGTTATAAAAGAAAGATAGCTCTTTTTGATGCATATGTAATTAATAAAGAAGATAATAATTTAACTTTTAATACTGGAGTTAATCCAAATCCTGCTGAAACTAGTCTACCTGGGGGTCAGACCAAGTGTTTAGATTTTGTTTTTAGTGCTACAGGGTTAAATGCTCTACAAATACCGAATACAGTTGAAAGCACAAGATTAAGAACTCTCAAAGACATAGACTTTAGCAATCTGGAGAGAATGAAGGATGGAGATGGAATAGTTATACTTACAAATGCTAAGCAAGACAGATATGCTTTAGGAAAAGTAAAACCAGATGCTCTTACAGATACTGCTATAACTATACGAGTACCTCTTTTTGCAATAAGCAGAGAAACTTTAGATTGGATTACAGATCAAGAAGTAAGAATAGGAATAGCTCTTGTAAAAGAAGTGAGCGAAGTTGACTCAACTACTGATCAAATAACTCTTACTAGCGCTTTACCTACTACCTTTAACTTTAGTGGCCCCTTTGGATTGTCAAATTCATTTACTGTTAATAGCGGATTTGCTCAAAGTAATAAAATTCAATCAGCAGGCTATCAATTTAGAAATGGATTAGTAGATCAACCACCTATTACAAATTTAGGAGGCACAGGAATTTCGTCTATTCCTCTAACTCCTCACCCGGAGCTAGAAGTAGGAGAGACTAAAACAATAACTGCAGACGGACAAAATGCTGCTGAAATCGATCAAATTGATTTAGTTTTTCAATACCCCGGCGGTCTATACATGGTAAATTCAGACGATGGAGGTAAGTGGAACGCTGGGGCAGGATATGTTATAGAAATAGAAGTAGGAGATGAAAATGGAGTGTATACAGTACCTACTCCAAATAATGCAAACGATACAAAACACTTTGTAAGTGGAAATGCATTTATTAGTGATCTATTATTTGAAGATTTATCAGGATTTTCCACTAAAAATCAAGCACTAGTAGCTTTAGGTATTGAAATTGGTACTCCTATGTTTGCTCATGGAGGCAAAAATACAAGTGCAGTTGCTTTTACTCATAGCATTGATTTAACTCCTTACCAGCCTTTTAGTCGTTTTCGTTTAAAAATTACTAGAATAACTGAATCAGGAAATATGACAGATGCTAATGATGGTCGGGCTCATGTTTGGAATGATCGAATAGATGGTGATTCGCTGCCTCAATTAACATATAGAGGAAGATATGATGGAGGCCAAAGCAACAATAAGTGGCAGGCAGTACAGCAGGGAGGAATATCACAAGTTTTTGGTGTAATAAGGGAAAAATTAACTTACCCTTATACAGCAATGTGTTATGTTACTTTTGACTCAAAAGCATATAGTGATACTCCAAGAAGGTCTTATGAGTGCTATGGTTTAAAAGTTAGAATACCAAAAAATTATACTCCAAGAGAAAGTTTTGGGCTATTAAAAGCAAGTGATGCCCCATTTGCAGACTCAGAGTCAGTAGGAGGTCTTCCGGCTGCAAGTCGTTTGTACTCCGGAATATTTACAGGAGAGCTTACAGATACTCCGGTATATACAGATAATCCTGCGTGGGTATTTTTTGATATGGTTACTAGTAACCGTTATGGTGTCGGGGAGTTTGTAAGAGACAGTGATTTAGATATTTTTGCTTTATATAAAATTGCAAAATTTTGTGATGAATTAGTTCCTGATGGAAAAGGAGGATTTGAGCCTAGATTTAGAGCTAATATATATTTAAGTAGTGCAACTGATGTATATAAAGTTTTAAAAGATATGGCGACTATTTTTAGAGGCTTACTGTATTGGATGGACAGTAAACTTACTCCTATTGTCGATCAAAAAAATACTCCTATTTATACGTTCAATAAGACTAATGTTATTGATGGAGAGTTTACAACTTCATTTACAGGATCAAAAAATAGAATTAATCAAGTAGTGGTTTCTTGGAATAACCCTGCAAATAATTTTGACTTAGAACCTCTATTTGTTGAAGATAGAAGTAATATTGCAAAAACAGGAAAAGTAATAAGAGACGATGCGGTTGCATTCGGTTGTACTTCTAGAGGTCAAGCAATACGATATGGTAGATGGAAGCTTTATACGTCAATAAATCAAACAGAAGTAATTACATTTAAGTCAGCTCTTAATTCAGCCTTTTTAGCTCCAGGAGATGTAGTAAATATTCAAGATAATTCAGACTACGACCTAGCATACGGCGGTAGAATTAAAGAAATACAAGGAACAACTGCTCCATTTACAATAGAGTTTGACCGCCCAATTGGAGAGGGTCTAACTACACTTGGTACAACTTCTAAAATTGTATTACTTCTTTCAGAGGCAAAAGTTCTTGCAACAGATTTTTGTGTTTTAAATAGCGTAAATAAATTTTCTGGGGATCCGGTTACAGTTTGGAAAACTGGTGACGGTAAAAAAGTTGTACTAGTTGCAAACGATAGTGCTATAAGCTCAATATTTGCTCCGCAGGTTGGAGACTATGGATTTGCTCTAGATAGTGAGACTTCTTATATTCGAACTGCTAGTGGTTGGGGTCAAACAAATCCTCAACTTACATTAGATCAACTTATAGGCGATGCATTTGATGATACAGGTAAGCCTGTTCAATTAAGAAATGCTCGTGAAAGCAGAACAGTAGAAATACCTTATACAGGTGCAGTAGGAGATACCTCTTTTACTACAAGTGCCCTAAGTCTTACAGAAGTACAAGCTGCAAATCATGCAAAAATATGGGCATTAAAAGACTCTAACGAAAGTGCGGCGTCTTATCAACAATATAGAATACTTAGTATAGCAGAAGAAGAAGATAATATTCTTACTTTTACAGCAATGAAACATTTTGATGAAAAGTTTGATGCTGTAGAAAGTAATTTTGTTACTGAAAGACCCTCTTCTACTTTTCCTCTTGAAGAAGAAAATACTATAGTTCCTCCTCCATTAGATTTAAGAGTACATAGATCGCCTAGATTTGAAAGGGACGGGGAAGAGATTACTTTATACTGGGAAGCTCCCTCTACTACACAAGATAGAGTTATTGTAGATTCATTTCAACTTATTCACGATATTCCGGGCCATGAAAGTATAATAGAAACTAATCGAAAAAATTATTACTTTTCAGAAGTTCCAAGTGGTCGCTATAATTTTGAAGTTCGCTCTATTTCTAGAGAGGGCCGTATGTCTGCGCCCGCTGTACTTAGCACAGACATATTAGATTTTTACGGGGGTGGGCATCCTCGACAATACGGAATGATAAAAGGAGGCTCTGTAAGTGCACCTTCGGTAGTAGTAAATACTACAGAGCAAAAGCTTTTTAAATTTGAAACAAATCCTATCTTTTTTTACTCTCCTGCAGCTTTAAATTCTAATTCTAAAAATGTAAGTTTTGATAGTTTAGACTATACTGCTCTTGCAAAGCCAAGCGGTGCAACATGGTTTGACGATGTAAAAAATCTTACAAAAAGCAATGCCTTTGTACTTTTGCACGACTATGATGGCTCCCCAAATATTCGACTCGTAAACTTTATACGAGATCCTGTATTAAACATTCAATACTGGTATGATCAACTTTTACAAAATAAAAAGGCTTTTAATGAAAATACTACTGATACATCTTTACATTATGCGGGCAGTCCAGATATTTGGGTTCAAAAAGGCGGCACAGTTAAAATACTTGAAAAAACTTCAAAAGTAGTAGGAACTGGCACAAGTTTTTTAACCGACTATAGTCTTACAAGTATTATAAAATTTTCTGATGGTCAAGCAGCGAATGTAACTTATATTCAAGACGATACGACAATGTATATTGATCGTCAATTTGTATATAAGAAGGGATCAATATCAACAGCAACAAGAGATGGTACAAACGTAACTTATACTACTACAGAAGATCATGGGCTTGTTGTTGGAGACTTTATTCAAATATCCGGACTACAGCCCAGTAGTTATAATACTTCAACAAAAGTAAAAGTAGTAGAAGTAGTTTCGTCTACACAATTTAAATTAGCAAATGCAACTAGCCAAACTTTATCCCAAGCTGGAGGAACTTTTACAAATGAGATTACTAGTTCGCCGCATTTTTGTGATGAGCTCGGCCCCGATTTTAGAAAAGATTTCTTAATAGGAAATTTAAATTTCTCAGGAAACTTTAGATCTTTCTTAACAATTGATCCAGATATTGTATCTGCTCGTAGCGCGATTATAGATTCAAGTGTAGCATTTATAAACTATGATGGTACAAATACTCAAACTACTACTCTTCCCGTCACCGGAATAGTTTTAGACATAAATCCAATAGGATATGCAGAGCCAGAGGTAAAAGTAACTGGAGCAGGATTTAGTCAACTAACAGGGTCAGCAGATAACGATTTTGTAGCTGCAGTAAATAGTAGAAGAACAGTGCCAGTTCATGGTACTACTGCAATAGGTTATAGCTCAGGAAGTTCAATAGACTTTACTATTGATATTCGAGAAGGAAGAGACAGAGATAATGTTGCAAAGCAAGTACAAAAAAAGTTTAGTATTGTAAAAGTAAAAGATGGAGCAGAAGGCACTCAAGGAAGAACAGTAGAATTAGTTGCAGAAGATAACTCTGTGCTTTATGCAGCAGGAGGAACAACCCCTAGCTTTAATAGTACAACTGGAAATGCTTCAACAATAACACTTACAGCAACAGCTAGGAATTTCGACGCAAATCCATTGTTTAGATTTAAAGTCGGTAGCGGTGCTATGGGCTCCTTTAGCACTACAAATACTGTTGAAGTTACTCCACCGAGCACACGAGGAAATAGCCCCGGTACAACCGTCTTAGTAGAAGTAGCACAGGCAGGAACAACTGAAGTTCTTGCATCAGATAGCACTTCAATTGTTTTTGTAGAATCTGGTGCAGACGGAGCAGATGCTGTAGTCGTTGTAAATGCAAATGATAGCCACGCGTATACAACTCCTTCAGATGGATCAATTACTGGAAATATACCAAACTCAGGAACAACGCTAGAGGTTCTTATTGGAGGCACTGTCGGAACATATATAGGACGAACTTCAGGAGCACAATTTGGGTATTCAGGAACTGCTACAGTTGCAGACTTTGATGCTGCAATGAGTGATGGAGAGTGGTATATTTCGGGGGTTGCTGATACTGATGCTAGTTTAAATGCAG